ACTAAACCCTTATGAAGAAAATTGTAATCCTAAGTGATTTACAAGTTCCCTTCGAAGATGTACACCTAACACGCAACATAGCAAAATTCTTACAGACATTTAAGCCAGATCAAACAGTCACTATTGGCGATGAGATCGACTTTCAGACTATAAGCAAGTGGTCAGATGGAACCCCGGGAGCCTATGAGCAGACTCTTGGCGATGATCGTGATCGCTGTGTTGAGCTTCTCTGGGAGTTAGGTGTTACTGACTGCATAAGGTCAAATCACACAGATCGTTTATACAACATCATCATGAAAAAGATTCCATCATTCCTATCATTGCCAGAATTGCGCTTTGAGAAGTTTATGAAGTTTGATGAGCTTGGAATTACCTTTCATAAGAGGCCAATGCAACTTGCACCTAATTGGGTTGCAGTTCATGGCGATCACACACCTATTAAGTCTCAAGGCGGATTAAGCGCAATGGAGGCTGCTAGGCGTACAGGATCTAATATCATCTCTGGACATACTCACAGAGCAGGCAGAACATCCTTCTCAGAAGCCATAGGAGGCCGAATGGGGCGTGTTCTGCATGGTGTTGAGGTAGGCAACCTAATGGACTTCAAACAGGCCGCATACACCAAAGGAACGGCGAATTGGCAACAGGCTTTTGCCATCATGTACATACATGGGAAAAATGTCCAAGTTGACCTAATTTACATTGAAAAGAACGGCACATTTATTGTAGGTGGGAAGGTCTATGGACGACCTCGTTAAAGACATCTTTCCGCTTAGGCGCACGCTTGATAATGCCGTAGATCAGGCAGAGGAAACATCATTCCGACACGCCAAATTAAAGACATTTAGATAGTTTTATGCAACACTAAACCTGCAACTAGCCGAGGGTGCTAGTGCAAGGGAGCAAAATGAAAACAACGATAGGAACAAAAGAAGCTGCATTAGAATATGCACAAAAAGGCTGGGCAATAATGCCACTTAAAAGCAAGAAAAAAGATCCCCACTTTGACTTGATTAAAAATGCATATCTCGGAGCAACAACAGATAAAGCCCTAATCGAGTTCTGGTTTAAGGTAGATCCAACCGCCAATATTGGCATCGCTTGCATAACTTCTAACTTAGTTGTCTTTGATGTTGATTTTAGAAATGGCGGAGAAATTCTAGAAGAGTTTGGTGAGACTTATACAGTCCAAACTGGAGATGGATTTCATTACTATTACCAGGCAGATCCATTGTTGTCATTTAGAGGTTCATTACAACCTGGCGTAGACATTAAACACAAAGGGTATGTAGCGGCTGCACCTTCTATACACCCAAACGGCAAGATTTACACAGTCGTAAATAACATCGAACCAGTTATGATTACAAAAGAATTGATAGAAATGGGAGCAAAATGAGTGACACATGGTTTTTCTTTATCTTTTTAGTAGTTGTTCCTTTTGCAGTTGGAATAATTTATGTACACATAAGCCAATCAAACTATGATCGTGGAGTTCGAGACGGATACCACAAAGGTAGAGCTGTAAATCGCCAAGAATTCTGGGCAGAATGAAAGCCCGTGAAGTCCTCCTTAGTGCAACAGCCGTCATGCAGGATCGTGGTGCAATCTACGGTCATCCGAAAATTAACCAGGATCGGATCGCTAGGAGATTATCCAATTTACTTGAGTTCCCAATCGAGGACTATCAAGCTTGCCTTGCAATGGTCGAAGTCAAGCTCTCAAGAATACAAGAATCCCCGGGGCACCTCGATTCCTACATCGATGCCTGCGCTTATCTCGCATTAGCCTGCGAACTTAAAACAGAGGAGAACGAGGATTATGTTTAATTTAGCCGATTATGAGCCTGTGGAGGTAAGACTTGAGAAATTTATTAAAGACTATCCAGATTTTCGTATTTCAACTGAATTGGAAGTTATCGAAGGTAGTCGATATGTTGTTAAGGCGTATTTGTACAAAACTGCTACAGATAGGGTTGCATGGGCAACTGGGCTCGCTGAGGAAACAGTTACTAGCAGGGGTGTCAATCAGACTTCAGCTCTGGAGAATTGTGAGACTTCGGCTATCGGCAGAGCGCTTGCAAATGCAGGTTATGCTCCTAAAGGAAAGCGCCCAAGCCGCGAAGAGATGACAAAAGTAGTTAAAGCTCCTGCTCCTAAAGTTGAGAAGGATTACTGGACTACACCATTTGGCGAACAAGATGAATCGATCAAAGAAGTGCCAGCACCAGTAACCATTGATGCAGCTCTTAATACAGTTTCAGAGATATTAGGAACAGAGAAGGTAATTCCAAGCTGTAAGCATGGTGATCGTGAGTTTAAGGATGGAAACAAGAATGGCAGGGCATGGGGTGGATACTTCTGCCGTCATATGGGCGTAGGTGGAACAGAGCCTAAGTGTCCAACACTTTGGTATCAATTAAGTAGTCAAGGAACTTGGGAACCACAGAAGGCGAGAGTATAATGGGTTACATTGAGATACATAACGCAGATGGATTAGGCGGATGGGTCAACTTTGATGACATTCCATTTATTGAAATTGTTAACTGCCAATTATGTAATGAACCAACAGAAGCTAGAGATATTGTAGCTAACATTGTAATTAAGGAAGAAAAGCCCGTAGTTGGCGCTTGGCAATGCCGTAAATGTCATGCGGTAAATGGCTAGTCAACACAGGAAACACAGAGGTTTCCGCACAGAGCGAGTAGTTGCTGAGTACCTATCGACTTGGTGGCAAGGCGCTTGCGTGGGAAGGGGTAGTGGCAAGGATATTGTTAATGTGCCATTTGACTGTGAAGTCAAAGCAAGGGTTGGCTTTCAACCATTGGCGTACATGAAACAATTAAAAGCTCGGACATCCATTACTGGGGAGTTGGGTTTCGGGGTATTACGGCTAAACGGACAAGGTGAGGATCCGCGTGACTATGCCGCGATCATTCGTTTAGAGGATCTATTGCCACTACTCATATTAAAATACGGTCACTTAGACAAAGAACCCACAGAGGCAGACATCGACCGTTGCTCTGGATGTGGGTCTTATATGATACGGAGATGTTTAACATGCCAGCCTATGACTACAAATGCACACGATGCAATCTCAGTCAAGAGATCAATCATGGATGGCACAATCGACCAATAGTGTTATGCACTTACTGCAATGAACCTATGTCAAAGATGATTACAGCTAATCCAATTCACTTTAAGGGTAAAGGATGGGGCAAAGATTGAAACTTTTAGACCTATTCTGTGGCGCTGGAGGAGCATCCGCTGGATATGCCGCTGCTGGGTTTGAAGTTACAGGCATTGATGTTAAGCATGGCAAGCGTTACCCATTTACATACATAAGAGGCGATGTAAGGGATTACTTAAACATAAAGTTCTTACATCAGTTTGATGTTATTGCTGCGAGTCCACCATGTCAGACACACTCAGCAACTAAACACTTACGCAATGCTCAAGGTAAGTCAACAAGCAAGATAGACATGATCCCAGAAGTCAGAGAAGCGCTTATAGCATCTGGTCTGCCTTATGTCATAGAGAATGTGCCTAACGCTCCTCTTATCCATCCAGTCCAATTATGTGGCTCACACTTCGGGTTAAAGGTACGCAGACATAGGCTATTTGAATCTAATGTAGTTATCAAAGGAACAGGATGTAATCACAAAGAACAAGGTAAGCCAGTTGGAATATATGGCTCAATGCGCGATGAGATACCTAATGGAGGTCATACAGCCAAAACTATGCAAGAGGCTAATGAAGCTATGGGTATTGATTGGATGATATGGGGAGAGTTAGTTGAGTCTATTCCACCCATTTATACAAAGTACATTGGAGAACAAATATGGCGACACGCCCAACATTAAACGGAATACTTGACTACTCTGGTACTCTCAGGGCTAGTGCCCATAAGGGGCACAGAGCGAGCCGCTCGCGGATAGCTCGCTCGGTAGCCATCGCTATTGGGATAACTCTATTATCACCAATGTCTGCTGCTAATACTGGGCAAATAGATGCCTTCAA